GGTGGAGGCGGCGGAGCCGGAGGATATAGAGAATCTGCTGGAACAGCTACAGGTTGTTACACTGCAAGTCCTCTTGGATCAGGAGTCGCTGCAATAGCAATTGCATGTACAGGAGGAATCGCTGTAACTGTTGGCGGTGGTGGCGTAGGCTATCAACCAGGACCTAGACAAGGTGGAGATGGATCTAATTCAACTTTTTCATCTATCACTTCCACAGGTGGTGGAGGTGCTGGTGGAGGTGGTCCCCCTCCAAGTTCCCCAGGCCGAAACGGAGGATCCGGTGGAGGCGGTGGCGGAGAGCAACAAACTGGTGGTGGTTCAGGAAACTCACCTCCAGTATCACCCCCTCAAGGAAATAATGGTGGTCCAGGTTCAGGACCTAACGGAACTGTAGGAGGTGGCGGAGGAGCCATTCAAGCAGGTTCTAGTAATGGTAATACTTTTGGCACTGCAGGTTGCGGTGGAGATGGAGCAGGAACTCAAATTAATCCAGCTGCTGGAACATCAGGGTCAAGCGGCCCTTTAAGATATTTTGCTGGCGGTGGAGCTTCTAACGGTGGCACAGGACCTCTTCCAGGTGGAGAAGGTGGCGGTGGCGCTAGTCCAGATAACCCCAATGGAACGGGTAAAGTAAATACAGGCGGTGGCGGAGCTGGTGGTTGTGCTGGCGGTTCTGGAGTTGTAATTATAAGGTATAAATCAGCGTAATATGGCACACTTTGCAAAAATATCTGAAAACAATGAAGTATTACAAGTATTAACTTGTGATAATTCAGTAGCAACTACTGAAGAAAAAGGTCAAGAGTGGTTAGAAACACATAATAGTTGGCCCGCACATCTTTGGATTCAAACTTCATACAATACACAAAACAATCAACATAAAAATGGTGGAACACCATTTAGAGGAAATTATGCAGGTATTGGTCATACTTGGGATTCTACAAATGAAATTTTTTGGCCACCTCAACCATATGCTTCATGGGTTAAAGATATTCCATCGGCATCTTGGAAATCACCAGTAGGCGATGAACCCGCATTAACAGAAGAACAAATTTCACAAAACACAGCTAGAACTCATACTTGGGGTTATAACTGGAATGAAGAAACTCAAGCTTGGGATTTGATGGATAGTGGTCCTGTTTCTGTTTAAGAAACTTTAGCATCCTTGTATTTTATTTAAAATAATATAAAATAATATTCCGTTATGGAAAAGAAAGTATTGACAGAACAAGCGATGTATTATGGTGATGTAACTATGCCAAAAGGATTTGAAATCAATCCTTTAAATCTTATTAACAATTTTTTTAACAGTCTATACCAAAACAAAAAATTTATATATTGTAAAGATTTTGATAAATTAAATACTTACATGAAAGATTTTATTTTATTAAAACATGATATTAGATTAGTTAATAAAGACTCTTGGACTAATGCATACACACCGAACGAACAATCAGAACCTTTATTACATATCGATCCCGTAGATTTAAA